CCCCGTACACGCGCACCTGGCCCAGGAAAGAACGAATCTTCCTGGGGGTTAGCTGGCAGTTGAGCTCTCGTTCAATCGCGACGAAGATGATGGCACAGAAAACCATCGCCTCCATCTCGAATGTGAGAGCTGAACCCATAGACGCGAACTTGGCCAGGCGAATTACACCATGGCCAGGCACATCAGCCTTCCGAGATCTGCTTGAATCCACGGCATCGTTGAGATGTCTGTGATTTCGAAGCATGATTCGTACATGCTGATTGCTGACGCGGTCGGAGGCTTCCCTAAGATCAAGGGTTGCGAGGGCTCCATTCCTAGAGCCCTCTTCAGCAAGGTGCTGATTAGGCACCTGGCTTGCTGATCCGACAAAGCCTGAAGCGATGTCATCTGCTTCGACGGCTTTCCTGAATGCACCCATGAGACCTTGTTGCATGTATTGCATGCACGTAGGCTCAATGGCAATGATTCGGGGCGACTTGAGCGTCTTAGGCACCGTGATGACCCTGACGGGTCGCTCTGTGCCAGGTTCGTGGATGTGCACATCGGCGAGGTCTTGGAAATACCTCCAGCTGGAAGCAAGATGCTCCCCATGAGGGAACACTTGTTCCAGTCGCTCGGTCCATTCCCGCTGTTCCCACTTCGCGTTTCCGCGGAGTCGGTCGGCGGTGGCACCGGGGCCATGCTTGGCGATGATGTCTCCATCGTAGACCTCTCGGTCCACGGATGAAAAGACATCAGCAAAAAGCAGACTGCTGATACGAGAGTAACGCTGGATCCGATCAGGATCCAGCCTCGCGTCGGCATTGCGTACATCCAACTCACACTCCATGTATCTGTCAATGGCACGTCTCGTCCGCACAGGTGTGCAGTCGAGCTTGATCTTTGCGAACATCAGTGTTAACTGACGTATCGCATGGATCGATGTCACTGACGGATGCTGGAGCAACTGCCCAGTACCACGATCGAACACAGAGTCAAGGAAACCTCCGAGAAATCGGGGGAGACCCCCAGTTCGTGAGAATCCAGCGAACTGGTCGTGACCGACGAAACCTTGGTCCAGACTTTTTTCGAAGTCTGAACCGAAGTTCGACAGGGATATCGTAAGAAACGATAGCCCCTCGTGTTCGAAACGCCCCGCGATCGTTTTGAAATCGCGGGTGGTGCTTGTGTGACACCAGGTCCCCATATCTTCGAGGACCAACTGCATGAACGACATCAGGCTTTTCATGGCTTCCTCCACTCAATGTTGGGGGTGAGTCATCCCTAGCTCTGATGTTCGGCTTGAGAAGACTAGAGAAGAGGCCCTTGTGCTCCTTACGGAACATGTTGGACCTCCTCTCTAGATCTACTCGTGGCAGGGGAGATAGATTATCTCCGTCCCCTGGTCAGTTCTCACCACCAAGAAACTTGGTGATGTTGGCACCAGAAGTGGCCTGGAGATTGGCCAAGTAGCCGTCAATGACGGCCTTCTGCTCCGCGACGCTGTACCCAACGATCGGCACGTCCGCAACGATGTAAAAACTCATCGAATACGGAGTGTTGACCGCAGGCATCAGCGGATCGGGAGCAACCTTCCGGTGCGTGATCTTCGAGGTCCGTCGGATGCGCTTACCATTGGTATGCGCAACCGAGAAAACCACGTTGCCATCGGCGGATGTGAATTCGCCCTGGCGAACGCCACTGCTGGTTCGCGGAAGCGAAACAGCGGTGCCGGAGATCGTAACTGACTGTGGATCTGCGAACATCTGAGCATCGTCCTTGCAGGATGAGGATGATGTAGACGGACGTCTACACCACTCTGGCTATCTCTCTAGCAAGCTCTACCAGAGAGATGTCGGTGCCTTGGACAAACCAAGTGCACCCAGGATCGCCCATTGCCGACTCGTAAACGAGTTCGGGTTCTTGGCGAATCCATAAGGAGAGGCCTTCACGCGTTGTTTCTTCACCGTAGTGAAGGTAACGGTGTAGGGCCCAGTGACTCCAGAATAAGATCTGGGGCCAATGAGCGTACAGGTGTGATCTGTGATTGTCTCACACATCAGGTACCCGTACCTGAGTACTAGACCGTCTGATGTTAGCCGTGTGGCATTGGCGATGTTATCGCCAAT